AGCGAATACCCGTTCTCCCTCACATAACCATGCTACCATTTGTGTTTTACTTGTTTGGGAAGGTACGGCATCTCCCGTTACCTCCATGACTTTATCTAATACTGCTGATATGTATATTGTTGACATTATACAAATCTCCTAAATTTCACGCTTAACGGCTTATTTGTATAGCCAGTTTTTTTTATTCTGATTGCATCGTTACACATAGTGATATATTGCCTTTCTTTTAACAACCCCACTTCAATGTTTGCCCATGGTGTGTTTGTCTCTTGTAAAAGTTTACTTACAGCGCCTAAAGTGACCGCCTTTTTATGATCATTGTAAAAGAAGTCTTCCACTTCCGTTGCTGTTACAAGCGGCTTAACAAAAACTTTTACAAGGAGTCCTTCTGTGCTTGCATCTGTTGGTGTCGGCCATAAATTTAAAGTCCTGCCGCTGTCAACCCAAAATTCTGAGGGTGACGAACTCGTTAAAAACTCCCAACTTCCTTGCTTATAAACGTCATTGTCTTGCTCTGTAATAGGCGTTAAAGTGCCGAACTGGTCATCACCTAACCCATTCTGCTTATATTTTACGCTCATTATTGAAATAATATCACTGGTTGCTATTGTAAGCGCATAGCTTTGTGTGTCAGCAACTACGGAAATTCGGTCAAGATTAACCTTCCAGGTCAAAGTTTTATCACAAAAATCTCTGATTGATTCCACGATAGCAGTTTCAATTTTAGAAGGGGGGCAATCATTTCCGCCAATCTCTGCGTAAACATCCGGCAACCAGTCTGTAATATTTTTAGCCATTATTTCCGCTCTAACATTATTTTAATAACTTGCTGTTTCATATCATAAAGAGAATTAGATCTTGAAATATCAGCAGCTATCTTATTTTCTTCAATATAGTTTTCAAGCCCATTTTTAGACTTTATGCTGTTTATTTCTCTTTTTAATACAGAAATATTTACACTTCCTTCAGTTTCAACCACTATCGTTTTTTCTTCTGATTGTATTGTAACCTCAGGAAAATCTGCTGTTGCTGGTATTTTGGACTTATTTTCTTTTTCCAGTGTTTCGATAAAAGAAAACACCTGTGTCAAAAACTCTTTTTTTATGTGGACTGAAATCATTTGGTCATCATTTAAAAGGCTCTCAGACAAAGAGTCAATCTGTACAGTTTCACCCGCCATAATAGCCTCAGCAGTTTTAGCCGGTATTTCTGTTATTCCTTTTTTAACTGCAAGAATTGGTGTCCATCCAAAAACAAACTGTTTTAAAACACCATTCTTTGCTTTTTTTACCTGTAACAAATATCTTTTTGACATTTTTAATCCTTCAAACATGGTTGCAATTTTTAGGCTGCAACCATGCAAATAAACTTTCTATTCAGCTGCGCAAGGCGCTCTTAACCGATACGCATGGAAGCTTAAGGTAAAAACACCTTCCAGTATTGCAGCAGTTACCGGGATAAACGCAAGATATGAACCAGCAGCGCAAAAATGAGCAGCAGCGATATAGTCAGCATCGGGATCAGTTGATGATGCAAGAACATGGATATCCGCATCTTCAAACAAACCGTCAGTTGTGCCGCCTGTTATGCCTATATTAGCTTCAGCCTGCGCAGTATTAATGGTATGAACATAACATTCACAAAAATCAATGATACACCCTTCAGGGATTGAAGCAATAGTAACCACATCCCCTATTGCAAAGCCTGTTGATGGGACTGCAAGGGCATTGCCATCAACATCAACACACCCGCCATTTGCAATCAGACTTGGCACATCCACCTTTATCGATAATTTTATGTCATTTCCTGGAGCATAAGCCAAACCTCCGTGAGTAGTCCCAGGGACACCTTTAAGATAATAAGTCGCCATTTTCTATATCCTCCTATCCTTTCTTTACATACAGGTCAACAAGTGCCTGTTCTTTAAGTGTTTTATATCCAACCACGTTCAGGCCTCTAATAAGAGTCCCAAAAGTACTTTCAGGTCTCAGAGTCTCCATGTTGGTCATTTGTGCAGCAAAAGATATCGCACTCTTATGACCAGCCATTACGTGATAACAAGTGTCGGAGCCGTCTGTTACAGATGCCAGCAAATTAGATACATACAGTGTAAAATTTCCTATTCTGCCTATTCTGCCGTTTCTAAGAATGCTCTGTCCGTCTCCAGTCATTGAAGCATCTTTCAGATCAGACTTCATAATCATACCACGCATCCACGGCGGTATAACCATCCAGCGAGTCTCTTCCGGCACATTCTGTTCATCAAGAACTGTGTCGCAATCGACAATAGTATCAAGAATAGTAGCTTTTGTTAAAGTTAATGGCGTACCTGAAACTCCTAAATTTATATCACCTGATTTTGCGCCAGCCGTTGCGCCCTTGTTGTCAGCATGTGCATCAGCATAAACTTCACCAAGAAACTCTCTGTCAACTTCAATTTTCATCTGCTGCCCAGCGTCCTTAGACCAGTCATCGAGCAGGCTTATGTCTGACTGATGCTTATCAATATCGTCACAAATAGCATTGAAATAATAAGCCTTGTCAATCTCCAGCTCAACATTTGGGGCTTCTGGCCTATCAATAATAAGATTCTGACCTTTGCTGTATTTTCTTATTACCATGTCCGGGCCGGTACGAATAATAACCTTATCGCCCTGGTTTTTAATAATCCCCTCATAATCCGTGTTACTTATTGCAGGGATAACCGTATTAGCATAAAACTTTACCAATATTTTGCCTGCCCAAACCTCTGGAATAAAAGTCCCGGAATACTGCGGTGTTCCCGCCGCTACGTTAATAGCCATAATTTATAACCTCCGTTGAAAGCAGGCTATGAATTAAGCCCACTTTATATAGTTTTTTGAAATTCATTCGCAATTTTATTAAACGCTTCCTCTGTTATTTTTCCCTTTGCAAAAGCATTAGCCGCCTCTGCAACATCAGCCTGCGTGAGTGAGCTTCCTGTCTCTCTACTGAAACCGTCTGAATTAACTGACCCACCAGGTACGACTTCACCGCTTATATCTCTTACTGGTCTTTTTAAGCTTTTTTTGAAGGCGTTAAACACTGTAATTGTTTTCTTGCTGTTCAGGGTTTGTCTTGCTTTGGTAAGTATTTCCTGCCTTGTAAACCCTGAAAACTCATCCTCTTTAGACAGCCAGTTTAAAAATAAAGGATTATTGTTGACTGCTTCCCAGTCTTTTACTCCTGTTGAAATTTCGTCAAAATATTTACCTTCTTTTCTTTCGATGTCTACTATGGACTTGTCGTTAATATAACTTTCATGCTCTGCAATCTTCTCACTGTTTTTTTCAAGCTCTGCAATCTGACCCTTTAACTTTTTCATAATTGCAGTGTCTTTTTTGCTGCCTGAAAGATTATTAACCTTATTAACAATATCCAGTATTTCACTCTCAAAACCTTCATAATTTTTTAAATCCAGCTCGTTTTCTTGAACCTGCTCTTCCTCTTCCGATATGATTTCAAGGTCTTCAATCTGCCTTAACTTCTCTTCTATGGTAGCTTTTGCATCAACTACCTGCTGATTGAGCCTTGGGACTTCTGCATTATACTTGCCTTGCAAAACATCAAACTTGTGCTGTAAAGCTTCAAGCTGTGTGTCTTTTTTAGGTGGTATAATCTCCTTTGCCGGTTCATCAGGTTCTTCCCCGGGTGATGAATTTAATTTCTTTTCAGCTTCTTCTGCCTGCCTCAATACGTTCTGGGGTATAGGCACTTCCGTTTGATCTTTACTTATTTCTTGTGTGTTAGCCATTTATAAATCCTTTTTTGGAGTTGTTTGTTAAAACAGTGTTCCGCTTTTGCCTTGCGAAGTGAGTCTTTTCAGATATTCACTTTGCAATTATCATTTTTACTCATTTTACGCATTCGTCAGGACATAACAATCAACCGCCGGTGTCCCGACTCCCGTTACTCTAAAAATCAGTAACGCTGTCTCATTAGTGCCTTCTGTAACTGTTAAAGCTACGCCATGAGTCGTAACACCTACCCCTCCCGCAAGAGTTACCGCTTCAGTAGACCCGGCAGTCGCACTATTTTTTATAATAGTTTGAAACGTGCTGCCTATTTTTGCGTTTGGTATTGCTGCAACAATATTAGTTGCTGTGTCTGTTGTCCATGTTGCTGCACCTCCTGGATCTTCATCGACAAGACCTCCGAGTAACATTGCAGCCGTGAGCGTTTTTGCTCCTGTCCCTGGCTCTGCCTTGTCGGTAATAACGATAATATTGTCCTCTACGACTATATCGTTAACCGTCAGTTCATTAACCGTTCGCTGTTCGTGTCTCATATCATTTTTCCTTTATTTTGTTTGTTTTGTAGCATGTTAAACCTATTCCTTGCCACTTCTATTTCAACAATTAATTCACCTACAACTTGCGCTGCACCTTGCACCCATCTACACTCTACATCATCTTTTCTCACTATGCTTTTAAGCACCAGATTAATCTTTTCTAACTTCAGGTACTCTATAAACACTTTAAAATCATCGTTGTTATTTAGCTTGGCAACCGCTGATAAAACTCTATCGTCTATTGGCGTTAGCATTGTCCTGCTCCTGTTGCGCAGCTATTTGTTGAGCTTGCTGCATCTGTTCAATTTCGGCAGCACTTGGAATGATATCATCAACATTCATTTTCAACTGTGCTGCTGTTGCTCTCAGCACCTTTGCTCTGCCCTGCATGCCGATTATTGCCATATCAGTCGGATTATTCGTAATTGCGAGCCAGTCTCTTCTAAGATACTGCAATTGTTCCATGGCTATCATGTATTCACTTGCCTTTGTGATTATTTTGATATCTCCGCACTCTGGAGCGTCTTCGTCTGTAAGGATTAAATGCAACCAAGTTTCATATACACATGGTTCTATTATACACTTGTCTATATTCCTAACAACATCCTTAATAATCTTAGATGATGCTGACATCAACATTTGCAAGCCCCTTGCAGTCTCACCAGCTCCCTTGATATTTTCTGAGCCATGTTCGTATGCTGGTATTCCAAGCTGATCTCCTGCCTGTGCAAAAAACTGATTGTAAATCAGCATTAAAGAGTTCGCCATTAAATTCGGCTGGTAGAAAGAGACCGCCTGCCTTCCATGCCCAGCTTCATCTGATTTTGTTCGCCAGATTTTCCAGGGGTAAATATTTTCGATATCTTCCCCTGGATCAATCCTGTCGGTGTGTACTTCAACTTGCGGTCCGGAGGCAATACTCTGATTGTTTGCTATCGCTCTTGCCGAAGAATTGCACATCCGTTGACAGTCTTCTATAATTTCGGGCGGAGCAGTACCCCAAATTGAGTCGTTAGATGGTTCAAAACTTGTATTATAATATCCTCTATGCCATAAAGGGTGTGCATTAAATCGTAAACAAACTACCCAGTTGCCTATTATCCACGCTGTTACGGCATACTCGGCATTAACTTTCGGTACTTGCTCCTTGTCCACACCCCAATCAAGCAATTTCTTTCCTTGAATCTCTCCATTAAAAATTAAAGCATCAATTATTGCGTCTGAGTCTGTTTCTGCTTGTGGTCTATCGTGTAAAGATGCCACTTCCTGATCTGTCCACAACCAATTCTGTAATCCACCTTCGCCGTATAGAGATAAAACCGCCATTATCGCTGGTGTCTGAAACCCTGCTGTGTCTATACAGGTAAGCAAATCCTTGCGTCTTAAACGAACCCTCTCAAATAAATATCCGTCATTAAGTGTTTTTGAACTTGGTGATGGATAAATGTCAAATGGTGATACTCTTTTAAATTCTCGCTTAAAAACTTCAACAGGCTGTGGTATTTTCATTCCTTGCTCTGTTTCTACCCATTGCAAATCTTTTCTTTTCCTGATTTCCGGTCCCTTAAAAAAAGCTGCTGGGTATGTAGCAATGTCCTTGATGAAAAATCTTAAAGCATTTTCAAATTTTCCTTCAACCATGATGTCATATATATAATTTTCCTGGCTTTCTGCCTTCTTTTCGGCTTCTGTTTTCTGCTGCTTCTGGACACCTTCAAAAACTATATCCATCCGTTGCTCAATCATCAATTTGTCGATGCTTTCTACTGCATTTGAATCGTCGAGGGCCTCCGTGAACTCTTTTTCAACTATTTGTGAGGCTAATTCATACCCATCAACTTCCATATCTGATACCGGAGTTGGCTTAATTGCCCATATTTTTTCTGTTGATGGTAATAAAATGTCCTTGATGGATGCCTCTATTGCTCTGCATTTCACACCTGTGATTGACATGAATATTTCCGCTCCGCCCTGAGCCTGTATAATTTCAAGGTCTGCCGGGTCGTACTCACTCTTCCGTTGCCTGTAACAAGCCAATAATCTTTTTTCAATCTCAACTTTTGCTATTTTTGCTTCTTCCCATTTTCGGTGAATATGGGAAACTAAATCACTTACATACGGCTTATTGTTCGCCTTCTCCGCCTCCGCAAGCATTTTGCTTTCTTCTTTTTCAATCTGTTGATTCGACGCTGTTCTTAGTAAGCCTGGCATATAGTTACACCTTCATTATTAGTGCTTTTTTCTTGGAACGCTCAATTACTACCTGCGGAACTCCCCTCTGCGGCTTCGATGCTTTCAGTGTATCTCCCCAAGTCAATATGAGGCTTTCAGCTTCATCAGGTGAGTAGCCGAGTAATTCTCTCATAATATCTTTTTTCATTACTCTAATTTTGCCGTTTTCAACCTTGTATGTGGGCGTTGCGAGTTGCTCAACTAATTTTTCGTTCGGCGGCAACATAGATGAACTGTCTGTCCGTAACCATTCACGACACATCCACCACAACTGGTCTCTAATAATTAAGAAATCACCAATTTCTGTCCTTTCTGTCCCTTTCGATGCAAATTTCAGTGAAACAGCAAAACAATTATGTCGTACCATATGAGGTGCTACACCTGCACCCACGCCTGT